AAAAACCTTCTCCGCTCGAAGCGTCAAAACCGGATGACAATCCATCATTAACAGATGAGGTTAAAAGAAAGGCGTCCCCGGGAGTTAACGCATCAGCAAATGAAGCTGTGATCGGTATACCACCGGCACTAGCAATGCCGCCAGTGATGTTAAAATCAAGCGTATAAACATTTAATTCTGGATGAGATCCAACAAAAAGACCATAGGCTCCACCTTGATTCGCTAAAGTTACACCTGATATATCTAGCTTATCGGTTCGAAAGCCGGCTAAAGAATTAGGTGTTGAAGCGCCTACGGCTTCTTTATTTGTGTCTCCTAAAAGACGAACAACGGTGACAGGAGAGTTGTTTCTTAGATAAGCTTGTACTGCATATGCACCGTAAGTAGGTGCAGTAAAATTTCCCTCTCTAAAGGTATCTCCACCGCCGCCTCCGGCGATAGGATTACCGAAAGTTAAAACGAAATCTTCAAATGAATTAACTTGTACCGGTGTTAAAACTGGACCTTTTTCAAATCTACCGATAATCGCTGGGCCTACTGGTTCAGGCAGCTGTGCGATTTGTGATCGATCAATTTCGTTAATAAATATTCCAGGGGAAATGAACTTAAATTTTCGTGAAGACATCTATAAACTCTCCTTTATAATATGTTTATATCAAATATAATTAGTTTTGTTTTTTTCAAAGTGCTTTCTAATCTTTGTAAAAGCCACTAGACTCAGGTAGTTGTTGAATATCACCGACAATTACTCTTTCTCTAGGTATCTTAACTTCGACAGCATTTTCTCTTTTTATAACCTTTGCCCTGATTTGATTATCTCCTTCGCCAATTAAATAACCTATAACGCCCACAGTTATATTAGTTTGGTAAGTCCTTTCATTAGTTGTTAAATTTGATATAGTGTTTGTTGTATTAAATGTCCCATTAAAAAAAGCTTCATATGCATGGCCATCATTAGATATTTTAACCATTTTAGCATAATCACCTATGTTTATAAAAGGGGCAACTAAATTATTCATTTGCTGTATATAATTTGTTTTTATAACAATATTATAATTTACATTAATTGATATCGGTCTGGGCACATAGTAGCTGACCGTTACAATTTTTTTATTTTCGCTTGGAAAATGCGCTTGGCCGTTCGGCGTTCTTCTTACACCGTTTGAGTTTTTTATATTATCTGCCACTGCAAAGTTGTTTGTTTTGTCCTCGACTATTCTTCTATTTATCCTAATGTAACTTCCGTGTATTGGATCAATAAAGAAAGGCGTTGGACCATAATATGAAGTTGTCTTGTTTAAATCTTTTGTTACTGTGGTTCTTTCAATACTTATTATGGGCAAGTTAAGGGTTCCATCGTTGTCTCTACCTTCAGCTGAGTTTTTTGATAAAAAAGACCTTTCTGCTGATGCAAATACGACCGGTACTTTGATTGCCCCGTCTGTAGTCTCAGAGCGTAGATCTAGCACCTCATCTAAAAATCTATACAAAGCAGTATCAATATTCTCTAAAGTCGATGGCTTTAGTTCTAAATCGCTATATTGTTCTTTAGCCATTGAATACTCCCTTTCTAGCTTTAATACAAGTTGCTTCTACTTCCATTCTGTGCTCTATCTGGCCAAACATTTGTGTTGGCTCATTTAAAGTAATTATTTCATAAAAGCTTTCACCGTAAAGAATAAAATCGCCTTCTCTAACAAAAACATCTTGATCCTCGGTTAATCTTCTTTTATGAAAGCTAACTTTTATTGACGGTCTGCGATCAATCCCTAAGTTGGTTGTTGTCGTTGCATATCCCTGCCATTTAACTAAAGCGTAAACTCTTATTGGGGGATAATAAACTTTGTTTATAGATTCTCCATAAATAGGATGAAAATTAGTGTGCTCAAGGCTTATCGGATAATAAAGCAAGTCTTGGCCAATAACTCTTTCTATTACCTCATCATTTACCTGTTTTACATAATCTCTCTCTTTTTCCCCTAAAAATAAAGGGGGAGGTGGAGCATCCGGTTGTGACCATTCATTTTCGTCAGACATCTATTGTTATCCCACATATACCGTCATTGGTATTTTTTGTTGTATCTCGTTGATTGCCTTTGTTAAGGCCCCATCACCCTCCGCGATTTTAGTGTACGTCAACTCATCTAGAACTTTCTTTAATTCTTCTCTTAGTTCTTTTTGTTCTGATGCTGCCTGTGTCAACAAGGCAGCGCCATTTAAAGTTGTCTGTGCACCAGGAATAGGGATTGTTGCTATTTTAGATCTAATGTTTCCTAAAATTTCTTTAGCTAAAGAAAGCGCGAATCTTCTAATCCATTGTTTACCGATTGAGTTAATAGATTGATATGGTGTGTTCTCAAAAGGCATCGTGTTCATGTTGTTGATGCCGTTGACTCCGTTGTCAGTAGATGTATCTTCACTCCATGGTGTATCAGTATCGATAAAGAATTCTACAAACATTTTTTTCGGACTTACCACAACAGTTTGAGGGAATATTCTTAATTTGTTGTTCTTTATCTCGTAGCTGTAGTGACTGTTTCTAGTGTAAATAGCGTCTTCAAATGCCATGGCCTGTGATTTGTTTTGCCAAACAGGAACTAGCTGAAACGTGCTATCATCAGAATATTGACCATAACTAGCCAAATCCCCAACTGTGTTTAAGCCACCATAGTAACCATAAAAACGCCAAACAGCTTGTGGGGTTTTGTAATAAACTTTTGTAATATTTACTCTTTTGTCTCCCACAGTACCACTATAGTCAGAAGACGTAGAAATTATTTCTTGTAGATCGTAATCTTGTTGGTTTCTTACAGTATCAAAAGAAGCAGAAAAAATAGGAGTTACACCACCGAAGCCGGCCTCCGTAGCGTATCCATGTGCTACTCTTCTGGCATATTCGAACTTAAATTTAGGG